AAATGAAAAATAAAAAATTAAAACAAAAACAAAGAAAACAAAGAAAAGATCAAGCATCTTATCCACAACAATTACAAGTAGAAGAATATTTTAAATGTCCTATTTGGTTTGCTGATGTTCCTGAATTTGTTAAAGATTTAAATAAAGCATCAGATAAATACATAGAAGCGTCTAAAAAAAATTTAAAAGAAACAATAGATAAAAGAAATAAAGAGTTTGGAGATAAAGGAGATATGGGCCATGTATTTCATTCAACAACATTAATAGGTGATCCTAATTTTTTACAATTACAAAATTATATAGGAGCAACATCACATAATTTATTAGGTGAAATGGGTTTTGATTTAACTAATTATCAAGTATTTACTACAGAATTTTGGGTACAAGAATTTGCAAAAAAAGGTGGCGGACATCATACATTACACACTCATTGGAACGGACATATATCAGGTTTTTATTTTTTAAAAGCCAGTGAAAAAACATCGATGCCATTGTTTGAAGATCCAAGAGCAGGTAATGTTATGAATTTATTACCAGAAAAAGATAAATCAAAAATTACACATGCAAGTTCACAAATACATTATAAAGTTAAACCAGGTCGTATAATATTTTTTCCATCTTATATGCCTCATCAATATATAGTTGATATGGGGTACGAACCGTTTAGATTTATACATTTCAACTGTCAAGCCATACCGAAAGGAGTATTAAATGTCATTTAAAAAAAATAAATACAGTGTTTTAAAAGGAGCTATTTCTGAAGAAATAGCAGATTTTTCTTATGCTTATTTTCTTAATAAAAGAAAGGTAGCTAGGTTTTTATTTGATCAAAAATATATATCACCTTTTACTGAATACTGGGGAGTATGGAATGATCACCAAGTTCCTAATACTTATTCTCATTATGGAGATTTAGTAATGGAAACTTTATTACAAAAAGTAAAACCCGTAATGGAAAAACACACCGGCATTAAATTAAGTCCTACATATTCCTATGCAAGAATTTACAAAAAAGGAGATGTGTTAGCTAGACATAAAGATAGATATTCATGTGAAATATCTACAACTTTAAATTTAGGTGGCGATTCATGGCCTATTTATTTAGATCCTACCGGTAAAAAAGGACAAGCTGGAATTAAAATAACTTTAGATAAAGGAGACATGTTATTATATTCTGGTTGTGACTTAGAACATTGGCGAGAAGAATTTACTGGTAAAGATTGTGGACAAGTATTTCTACATTACAATAGAAAAGGTTCTAAACTAGCTAAAGAAAACGAATTTGATAAACGTCCTTTCATAGGACTACCTGCTTGGTATAAAGACTTTACATTACCTAAAAAATAGTCTATACATTAGGCTTGCAGGGGGATGATCCACCACAGATTCCCTCTGCTTTAACCATTTGAATTCCTCACAAATCTGATATAAACCTTATAAAAGGATTTTTATATGCTACAGAAAATAGCTTTTTTACCAGGATTTAATAAACAGGTTACACCTACAGGAGCCGAGTCTCAATGGACAGGTGGAGAAAATGTTAGATTTAGATATGGCACTCCTGAAAAAATAGGAGGATGGAAGCAATTAGGAGAAAGTAAACTTACTGGTGCGGCAAGAGCATTACACCACATGATTAGTAATGACTCTCAAAAATACGCTATCATTGGAACAAACAGGATTCTATATGCTTACACAGGTGGTGTTTATTATGACATTCACCCACTAGTTAATCCATCAGGAACAGCTATCTCTAATGCTTTTAGTACAACTAATGGTCAATCTGTTGTAACTATTACAGCTTCGTCTCATGGCTTTCAAGCTGGAGACATATGTTTATTTGGCGACGCATCTACCTTCAGTGCAATTACTAATTCTAGTTTTACATCTGCAACTTTTTGTGGCAGAAAATTTATGGTTACAGAAGTAGTTGACGTTGACAATTTTAAAATTACTGTAGACGCTACTGAAACAGCAAGTGGAGCAAGCACTTCAGGAGGCATTACTTATTTTAGATATTATCATGTAGGACCAGCTGAACAAGTTGGTGCTTATGGATGGGGTATATCGTTATACGGTGGTAAAGTATTAGGTTCTACAACAACTACATTAACAGCTCCAGGCTTAGGCGACAACGCTTTTGGAACAGGTGGATCAGGAACTACAGTTAATGTTGGAAGCACAACTGGTTTTCCTTCTTCAGGAACTAATTATTTTCAAGTAGGCACCGAAGAAATTTCTTACACAGGTGTAACAGCAACAAGTTTTACCGGTATAACTAGAGCTGCTAGAGGATCAACTAGAGCTGCTCATAGCGGAGGAGCCACTGTTACCAATACATCTAGTTGGACTGGATGGGGTTCTGCAGCTGCTAACACAGACAAAGTTACTGACCCTGGACTATGGTCATTAGATAATTTAGGTGGAACTCTTATTGCTTTAATTCATAATGGTCCTGTATTTGAATGGGATTCAAATGCAACAGATCCTACAGGAACAAGAGCAACGATTGTAACTGGTGCACCAACAGCGTCACGTGACATGTTAGTATCAACACCCGATCGTCACTTAGTTTTATTTGGCACAGAAACTACAATTGGAAACACAGCTACTCAAGATGAAATGTTTATTAGATTTTCAAACCAAGAAGACATAAACACTTGGGCACCAACAGCAACCAATAGTGCTGGTACACAGAGACTGGCCGCCGGATCACGGATCATGGGAGCTAAACTTGGTAGAAATGCAATTTATGTATGGAGTGATACTTCTTTATTTACCATGAGGTTTGTTGGAACTCCGTTTACGTTTGCTTATGAACAAGTTGGAACTAACTGTGGGTTAATTGGAATGAATGCAGCGGTTGAAGTGGATGGTGCCGCGTATTGGATGTCTGATAATGGTTTCTTTAGATACACTGGTAAACTAGAATCTATGGACTGTTTAGTTGAGGATTATGTTTACGATGATTTAAACACTACATCTAATCAATTAGTATATTGTGGAATTAATAACTTGTTTGGAGAAGTAATGTGGTTCTATCCAACATCTACATCTAACGTTACAGATAGATCTGTGTTCTATAGTTATTTAGATTCAACATCTCAAAGACCAATTTGGTACACTAATGCTAGTTCTTTATTTAAAAGAACAACATGGGCTGATTCTGCTGTTTTTGGTTTACCTCATGCTACTTCATACGATGCTGGAACAGATACATCGTTTGATGTAGTTGGAAACACTGAGGGCACTACAATGTATTATGAACATGAAACAGGAGTTAATCAACAATTATCAGGTTCTAGTGCTACAGCAATTGCTGCTAACATAACGTCAGGTGATTATGATATTACACAAAAAGTAATTAGAGGTGCAGCTACTTCTCTTGCTGATTTAAGAGGAGACGGAGAATTTATAATGAGAGTAAGTAGAGTTGTACCTGATTTTATTTCTCAAAGTGGTGATGCTATTATTCAATTAGATTTAAGAGACTATCCTAATGATAGTTCTTCTAGTTCTTCATTAGGTCCTTTTACAGTTACAACAACTACTAAAAAAATAGATACACGTGCAAGAGCAAGAGCTGTAGCTTTAACAATATCTAATACTGCTGTTGATTCTAATTGGAAACTAGGAACATTTAGATTAGATATACATTCAGGGGGAAGAAGATAATGGCAAAGATAGTACAATCATTAACAAGAGCTAGTAAAGAATATGAAGAAGATGTGGCACAGTCTTTAGTAAGAGATTTAGATGCTGTGTTAGAAAAATTAAATAGTACTTTTCAAGAAGAATTAAAACAAGAGATAGAAGCTAAAAGCTTCTTTATGGAATAATGGCTGTTATAAATATATATGATTTTTATGGTAAAAGCACAACAAGTGCTGATTCAAATATAGCTTTGTTATCTCCTGCAGCTAATGAAACATACATTATTAAATCTATTAGAGTAACCAACAAATCAGGATCCAATACTCCTACTATTAGTATAACTAATAATGCTTTTTTTGTAACACACACTCAAACACTAGCTACTAATGCAAGCGTTGAATTAATTAGTTTACCTTTAGTAGTGGTAGGAGGAACTATTTTAAAATATAGTACAGCAGGAACAGTAAGTGATGGTGTGGATATTGGAATTAGTTATTTAAATATTAAAAAAGAGGTAACCACCTAATGTTAGAACTAACACCAGAAAAAATAATAACAACACTTAAGAACAAAAAAACAGGGGAAACTTACCCTGATGAAGACGCTTTAAAAGCGGCAAATATACCAGAAGAAGACATTCAAAGAGATGTCAGAGTTATCATGCCAGCTATTGATTTGTTCTCAAAAACAAAGTAAACTAATAAACTCAGGAGATTTAATATGTTTAAAGAAAAATTCACAGAATCCATAGAAGCCGGCGCACCTAGTATTAAGTACAATAGAGGAGATGTAAGGATGGGCCAAGGTCAAGAAGACCAAAGATCCATGCAAGTAGCGGCTGAAATATGGGAGCAAATGGAACCCCAACAAAAAGTACAGTTTGGAAACTTTGAAAAATTTTATCAAAGCGGAATCTGGAGACAGATTTTAGCTCAATTACAAGAAGACCAACAACAAGAAGGTATCGCTTCACAAATGCCTAGAGAAATGATGGAAGAACAAGTTAGCATGAGTGAAAGAATGCCAGCTGCATTGGGTGGAGACATGGACATGGAAATGAGTATGAGAGAAACAATTGATACTCCTACAGGAATTGAAACAATTAAAGAAAAAGACACTATGAAGATGGCAGGTGGTGGCGAACGAGGATGGAAGGCACAAATGTTGGCGCAGCAACTAGTGGATGAAAAATATCCAGGGAAAGATTTAGATTTTTATGATCTTTCTCAGGACGAACAATTTGAAATCTACACCATAGCGCTGGACATGATCGATAGCGGAGGAGAGTAACCGTGCCATTCAAATCAGAAAAACAAAGAAGATATTTATTTGCTAACGAACCAGAGATTGCAAGAGACTGGGCCGATACCTATGGAAGTAGAATTCAAAAAAGAAAAGGTGGTATTCTAGGAAGTAATGCTGGCTCCATGTTAGTAACACCTACTAGAGATGGAACTAGACCAGGATATTTTGGGCCTGATTGGACAGCTGATACAGATCCTAGAGGAAAATCACCAGGACATCCAGGTTCTTCATTTAATAATCCAGGACCAAGTAACAACAATCAAGGAAACAACAATCAAGGATATCAAGGATCAGATGCAGGTTGGGCAAATGTTCAATCTCCAGAAAGTTTTAATGTACCTGATTGGCAGAATAAAAGTGTAGATCAAATTGTTCAAGGTGGAACTAATCAACAAATTATTGGTGGTGGGCCTGATTGGGAAGGTGAGGATTGGACAACTACACCTAAAAAAGTAAAAAAGCCTGAACCCAAAAAAGAAACTAATTGGCAAAATATAAAAGAAACTATTAACCCATTTTCAAGAAAAAAATATTATAATTTA